CTAGGCAAGCGGGATCAGCACGGTGATCTCGGCGGTGCCACCACGCCCCAGCACACCGATTTGCGCCACCCGGATGGTCACGGGCTGCGGCAACGCGGCCAGATCGGCGCTGATCATCGCTGAAGTGTATGTGAATGCCGGTGCGCCCAGCCCGGTCACGGTACGCAGCACGCTGCCCAACGCGTTGCAAATCTCGAGTTCATAGATCTCGGACGTCCCGCCGAGCGGCACCTCGGGCAAGACCCAACTGTCGCCCGCCAGATCGCGGGTGCGCCGGACCCAGCTGAGCGCGATTGATCCGTCAGGCAAACTGGCTGCGCGCAGATGTGCGGGGCTGAACGGGCGCAGTCCGCTTGCCATCGGGGTGAAGGGCAAGGCGGCAAAACTGTCATCGCTGACCGGGCGGGATGCGGGTCCGATGCGCCACTGGGCTGCCAGCCCAACTGCCTCCAGCCCGACTGGCAGCGGGATCACTGCCCTGTCCAGCACCACCAATCGCGACCCGGCAAGGGTGGGGCGCCCCATGGCAGCTTCGGTCCCGCGCAGCCCGCGCAATAGGCGGCTCAGACGATAGCGACCATTTGCAATCAGCTCGGCCTCACCGGCCTGCACGATCTCCCATTGGCCTGGGCTGGATTCAACAGCCATCGCATTGGCGCCGCCAAACAGGATCAGATCCGTTACGCTTTCCAATGTGCCGGAGAACAGATCAACGATCAGCCTATTGCCGTGGTCAAAGTGGCTGGTTGGCCCTGCGTTAAAATCCGCTGCCAGAACGCCCATGCGTGCCCGCGCGCTGAAGGTGGTCAACAGCGAAAAGCCGTCTGTTCCGGCACTTCGGTAGACGGCGATTTCACCGGGCCACGGCTTGGCATGCGCCGCGACCATAGGCCAATGCGCAGGTTGATCCTCGCGCAGCTGCGGCAGGTCCAGGAGCACGACGTCCGGTGTGCCGAAGACCGTGGGCGTCGACAGAGTGGCCGGGCGCGGTTCACCTGGTGGCAAGTCATAAACCGCGCGATCCTGGCGCACCGCATCGACACTGCGCAGGTCCGAGTCTGCGATGGACACCAGCCGCAGTTCCGTAAGGCGGCCATCGTGGTCAAGCAGGATCACATCGCAGGGATCCAGCGCCAGGCGCGAAGGCGGCAAGCGAAACACCGCGCTTTCGCGGCCAACCCATGCCTCCATCAGCGCGCGGCGGCAGCGGCGTTCGGCCTCTTCCGGCGGAATTGCCATCGGGAAGGATTCGGAGGCGATGCGGGTCGTGTCGACGGTGATGCGCCGCGCCTCGACCTGCGCTGCGTCATAGTCCTCGTCGGCGCGGGCGACCTGCCATTTCAGCGCCTGCGGCAGTTCGGTTTCCTGCGCGCGGGTCAGTTCCATCATATCACCCTGCGCGGAGGCGGGGGCCGCCATGCTGTCGGGTGCGACCGTGGCGCTGGCGATCCTACCCCGCATCAGGAACTTGATGCGCCCCTCGCTCTCCACAGCATCGAAACCGAAATGCCGCGCCAGCGTGGAAATGGATGCACGCGGGGCTTCCTGTGCCGAGATCACATAGCCTTCGACTGCACCCCAGAGGCCGGAGACGTCGATCAGGGCTTCCGGCATTCCGGCACGTTGGCAAAGGTGCCGCACGAGGGCCGCTAGCGACACCGCGCCCAGCCGCCCGGTCAGCCAGTGGCCCAGCCGCCAGTTCGGGCCGTCGGTCCAGACATCGGTCAGTTCGGGGAAGAACGGATAGGGTCGGGCATCCCAGGTCCAGGCGGCGCATTCGGGGACATGGACCATGCGGTTGCCATAGACGGCCGAGGTCGGGTTGTTGGCCGCCTGACCCCAGAACAGAAAGCTGGCTTCCAGATAGGCCCGCTGGATTGCGTCATCGCGCCAGCCGCGCGAGAAATAAGGCGTAAAGCTCTCGGAGGATTTGGGATCAAAGAACACGTTCGGCTGGTTGGTGCCGCGGTCAATCGCGGGGCAGCCCAGTTCCGTGAACCAGATCGGTTTCGACTGCGGCACCCATGCGGTTTGCGTCCCGCCTTCCACACCGCCCGGCCGGTTGAAATGCGGGTTTTGCCACCAGGCGCGCAGATCCTTGAAGCGGAACACCCATGGTTTGGCGTTCGGCGGGTCGCTCGGACCAGTGGCGCTCCCCGCCTCACCACCATCTGTGATCGGCGTGCGGTTCTGCGCGGTTCGATCAAGGGCGCTGGCATAGAACCAATCGAAGCCTTCGCCGCCAGTGATGTTCGATTGCAGGTAGGTCCGGTCATAGATTGCAGGCGCCAGTGCCGCATCGGCATGATCGAACCCGTCGCGCCAGTCCGACAGGGGCATGTAGTTATCGATGCCGATGAAGTTGATGTTGGCGTCAGACCAGAGCGGGTCGAGATGGAAATACACATCGCCCGATCCATCCGAAGGATGGTGGCCGAAGTATTCCGACCAGTCGGCGGCATAGCCGATCTTCGGCCCAGCGCCGAGGATTGCACGGACATCGGCGGCGAGGCTCTTGAAGGCCGTAACGGCAGGATAGGTGCTGGCACCCGAGCGGATCGTCGTCAGGCCGGGCATTTCCGAGCCGATCAGAAAGGCATCGACGCCACCCGCCGCTTGGCACAGATGGGCATAGTGCAGGATCATCCGGCGCAGCGACCAGTCGCCGACCGGGCCAGTCCAGCCGACAGTGGTGCCGGAAACGCTGAAGTTGGCGGGTGTCGCCGTCCCGAACAGGGCTGCAACCTGCGTCGCCGCAGTCGCGGTCTTGTCGACGGTTCCGGCAAAGCCCGCTGCCGGGGAGCAGGTGATCCGCCCGCGCCAAGGGAATGTCGGCTGGCCAGCGGTGGCGGCATTAGCGCTGTAGGGATTTGGCTTGGTGTTGCCGGGCGGTACGTCCAGCAGCAGGAAGGGATAGAAAGTCACGCGCAGCCCGCGTGCCTTCATCTCCTGGATCGCTTGCACGACTGCGAAGTCGGCTGGGGTGCCGCCATAGACCGGACGGTCCTCGGCGTCGCGGCTCACCAGAAACGCACTCGCACGGTCGACGCCATTCACGACCCAAGCCGACGGTGTCGTGCTCTTGACCGCAACCTCGACGCCCGGCCGCACCTTGCAGTTCCCGGCACGCAGGTCATCGCCGAACCATGCCACCACCAGGCTGACGCTTTCCACAGCCGGAGCGAGCGACTGCAGCCGGTCCAGCGCCACAACGATGTCCGCGGTGTCGGTGATTGCGTTCAGGTTCTCGGCCACGGTCGCGCTGCCGGAGCCGGTGGTCTTCTTGACCGGCGCTGTCGCATAGGTGAATTCGCCCGAGGCCGGGATCAGCGTCACGGCTTTGACCAGCCCTTCGGCGGTGTCGGCATCCGCCAGCGGGCGGAACACCTCGAAGCTGATCTGCGGCAGGCGGTTGCCGAAGGCGCTGAGGTTCAGTTCCTCGAACACGACATAGGCCGTGCCGCGATAGGCTGGGGTGTTGGCCGCGCCCATCTTGGCTGCAATGAAAGGATCGGGGCCCTGCGCTTCGTCGCCGGGATACCAGCGCCAGGTCACGCCCGTCATGTCCATCGGTTTGCCGTCCGCCCAGACCCTCCCAATGCCGGTGATCTCGCCTTCGCACAGCGCGACTGCGAAGCTGGCATAATAGAGGTATTCGGTGGTGGTGACCTTCGGCCCGCTGCCCTTGCCGCCACCCTGGCTGGTCGTATTGACCTCCTCGCGAAAATCCGTGGCCCAGATGATGTTGCCGCCGATGCGCATCCGGCCGAACAGGCGCGGGATCACCGCGCCTTCGGTCGAGGAGGTGATGCGCAAGCTGTCCAGCCGCGCGCCCTCGATGCGTTGCGCCGGGGCGAGCGAGGACACGATCCAGTTGTCGACCACTGACCCGATGGTCGAGCCGATGAAGCCACCGATGGCCGCGCCGGAAAAGCCGAGGATGGCCCCGCCAAATGCGCCGCCAATCGCGGAGCCGACGGCGCCGAGAACAAGGGTTGCCATGTGTGGGGTCTCAGATGCTGCTGGGGTGCGGAAACAGGAAGGCGAAGGCAATGCGCCGCCGCCAAATCGGGGTCAGGACTTCCTCGACGACACCCAGCCGTTCATAGGCGTGGATGAATCGGTCGGGCGAAGTCAGGATCCCGACATGCTTGGCGATGGCGCGCGGGGCCATACGAAACAGGATCAGCGTACCCGGTCCGGCCTCGGGAGGCATGATTTCCGGCATCATCTGGCGCGCACCATCTGCCAGAACTTCGCGCGGGCCGGTCTCACCCCAGTCCCGGCTATAGGGCGGAATTGGGAAAGGTTCGTCCCCGACTACCTCGCGCCAGACGCCACGCGCGAGGCCAAGGCAGTCGCAGCCGACACCGCGCAGGCTGGCCTGATCATGGTATGGCGTGCCGAGCCAGCTGCGGGCAGTGGCGATGACCAAGGCAGGATCAGCGCAATTCACAGCACATTTCCTTCGTGGCCGCCGTCTTGGCTGGCATAGCGCAGCACGGCATCCTGGCCTGGGATGTTGGGGAACCCCCGGAAGTTGGTGGTGTTGGCGAACTTAGCGCTGCAGGTGGCGATGCGCTTGTCGCAACCCGCTTGGGCGATAAAGCCGTCGCCCTCGGCGATGGCGCGCACCGGGGCTTCCAGCAGGGTCAGGCTGGCGATGCTGCCATCCAGCCCATGCGCCAGCACTTCGGTGATCCGCCCCGCATTTGCGCCGTCGGTCCAGGTCAGTGTGCCCGAGGTGAACCAGCCCGCATCAAACCCGGACAGCCCCAAGGCCATGAAGGCCCGGTCACGCAAAAGGTCCGTGACGACACCAGTGCCCTTGTAGATGGCGTTCTCCAGATCGATGCCGCAGCGCGCATCGCCCAAGCGAGCGTCGCACCCCGCCTGAAACGTCCGCCCCACGGTCTGGCCTAACACATGCGCCAGCGAGCGGACCTCGGCGACGAAGGCCATGCGGCCGCGCCGGATTTGCCCGACGGCCCCGCGCCGCAATAAGACGCGCTGGCTGGTATCGGCCCAGTTTACTCGCCAGAGATCGACCGCCGCATTGTCCCAGCGCCCGTCGAGGATGTCGGTTTCTGTGATCCGGTCGGAGGTCAGCATACCGGTCGCGTCTTGCGCATCGACGGCTAAGTCGGAGCCAGCGCGGATTTCCGAAGCTGCAAACCCGCTCTCCGGTTCAAACACAGTGCCATCGAAAGTGAGGGTGCGATCATGATCGGTGAAGCCCAGCGCGACACCGTCGCTGCGCGAAATCCGCCAGCACCAGGACAAGGTGGTGGTGCAGTCATCGAGATGGTCCTGCAGCGCGAGCGAGAGGTTTTTCATCTGCGGATCTCCAAGAGCGGGATGACGGTAATCGATCCCAGCCGTTCAAAGTCGAGGGTCACGTCGAGCGTGTCGCTGTCGAAGCGCACCGGCACGTCGAATTCAAAGCCTGCCGTGATCGGGACGCCCGCGCCCGGGGCGGCGCTGAAAGTGACGCTGCCAGTGGTGACATCGACGCTCCAGCCCGACATCTGCTCGACGCCGTTCAGAGCAATGCGGATGCTGCCAGCGACCGGCTTTGCGATGGCACGGGTCCAGCTTTGCGCTCCGGAGGTGTAGCGCTTCAGAAGGGCGAAGGTGGTGACAGCACCATTGCCGGTGCCGATGGGTTGATCGGTGGCAGCGACCGGCTGCGACGGCAGGCTGGATTTGTAATCGGCCCAGTCCTTGTAGCGAAACCCGTGCAGGCGGCCGTTGCGGGCCTCGAAGAAGGCGACGACGGACGCCAGATCGTCGGCGCGGCGGATGCCGTAAGCCACATCATAGCGGCGGCGCGAATTGGCCCAGCTGGCGTTGCGTTCTTCATCGCCACTTGCCAGTTCGACGATCTGCGTGCGCCATTCAGGCCCGCCGCGCGCGCCACGGCTGATCGCGTCCGGAAACCGGACCTCGTGAAAGGACATCTGATCCTCGTTCAGGGATTATGGGTTTGCTCAGGAAGCCGGTCGGCTAAGCGGCGGCTTTGCGGACGAAGCGGTCATTCGGCAGGCTTGATGGTTTCCCCTCTTTGGGGTTCGCCTTTCCCGACCTGCACGCCGTTTGCTTGATAGTTCGTGAACTGTGTCGG